TTATTGAAATAGAAGAAGATTATACAGCTATCCATAATACTAAGCATAAAAAAGAAATGCGCCGTATGATGCAAAAAGGCGAGCGTCCTGCAGAGTGTGAATATTGTTGGAAGATGGAAGATATGAAAAAAGATGCTGTCAGTGACAGGACTTTTAAAAGTATTATCTATTCAGACGAAGAATTGCAACAAGCATATGAAGCAGATGCTAACGATAGTACTAATCTTAAAACGTTTGAAATTGCGTTTGACAGAACGTGTAACTTAGCATGTAGTTATTGTAATGCAAGTTTTTCAACTACATGGGCTAAAGACATTAAAAAGAATGGCGAGTACACAAACTTAGTAAGTGATGGTGCTGGTGCGTTTAAGCAAGACGGTAGTTGGACACAGCCTTACAAAAATGATGAAGACAACCCCTACATACAAGCATTTTGGAAATGGTGGGATAACGGGTTAGCAGATAGTCTAGAAGAACTACGTGTTACAGGCGGCGAACCTTTAATGAGCGGAAACACTTGGAAATTGTTTGACTGGTTTAACGCACAAGATTCTGATATGCGTTTTGCTATTAATAGTAATCTAATTGCTAAAGATGCTATTATTGACAAGCTAATTGAGAAAACACAAGGTATGAATCACTTTGAGTTGTATACTAGTTGTGAAGCAGTAGGTGCTCAAGCAGACTATATTCGTGACGGACTAGATTACGACGAATGGACTAAAAATATTAAACGTATACTAACAGAAGCAAATACTAAAGGCGTACACATTATGATGACTATTAACAGTCTTTGTTTGTTTAGTATTACAGAATTCTTAGATGATGTTTACAAACTAAAAGAGCTTACACAAAGTAGAACACCAACTGTAAGTTTAAACTTATTACGCTTTCCTAGCTTTCAGTCACCACTGGCATTGCCTAATCATATTAAGGATCATTGCCATAATAAATTGTCAACATGGTATGAAGCTAACAAAGACAAGCCAGGCTGGAGCGAGTTTGAAAAAGCAAGTATTGAACGTTTGATAGATTACTTAGTAACTGTAGATGCTCCGCATAGACGTACAAGTAATCCTACTACACTATGGCGTGACTTTAAAACATTCTATGCACAGTATGATGTACGTAGAAACAAAAGCCTAAGCGTATTTCCTAAAATACTAACAGACTGGGTTGATAGTATTCCAGATACTGATGCAAGTATTATGGAACTTGCGCAAAAAGAAGGTTGGATATTAAAGCCTGATAATAAAAACATAGAAAAACCTTTGGCAACATATGACTGATAAACTTGGCCCATACTTTTGTACAGCACCATGGACACACACTTATGTTAGCCCTCAAGGCGAGCGTAGGTTGTGCTGTGCTAGTAGAGAAGATGCAAGTTTTCAAAAGCAGTATATAGATGCAGGTGATAAAGACAACACTGAATTTGATCCAATAACACTCAAAGAACACTGGAACAGCGATTATATGAAAGACATTCGTAAGCGTATGTTAGCCGGAGAAAAACTAAGTCAGTGTGATGTGTGTAATAATCAAGTATTAAACCTACATACATATAAAAACTATTTTACTAATACACTATTTCCGCACAAAGTTCAAGACATAATAGCTAGTACAAAAGAAGACGGCTACACAACTATGCAACCAATTAGTTTTGACTACCGTATAAGCAATCTTTGTAATTTTAAATGTCGCATGTGCGGTGAACAACTCAGCTCAAGTTGGGAAACTGAAAAGATTAAACACAATGTAGTTAACTACGAACGTGAAAAATGGATGCAACCAGACACACGAAAGAAGATTGCTACATTTCAAAAAGAAGTTCTCGAAACAGAACTACAAGAAGCAGTTGACAAAGGCATTGTAGAAGAGTTATACTGGGTAGGCGGCGAGCCACTTATGTATGATATACATTGGCGTATTATGCAACAGCTAGTAGATGAAGGCAAAAGCCAAGATGTAGTTGTACGTTACAATACAAACCTTAGTAGAACACATTATAAAGACTACAAACTGTATGATATGCTAGACAACTTCAAACGTGTAAACATTTGTGCTAGTATAGACGGTGTAGGAGCAGTTGGCGAGTATATCAGAACAGGCCTCAAATGGAACGAATGGTTACAAAACTTTAAAGACGGTATGTTTCTTGTGGACAAGTACGGCGATGATGCAATGGTGTTTGATGTAACCCTAACTACGCCAGGATTGTTTGATTTAAAACGTATGTTTGACGTAGTTACAGAACTAAACGTAAAAAGTTACTTTAAAATTACATTTGCATTTGACCCTAGTGTACTAATGAGCCCTATGTGTTTGCCTAGAGAAGTATTAGATGAACAAATACACATGTTACTAGACTATATTAAACCTAGAGTAACACCTAAAACTCGTGTGTACCAAGAAACACTAGAAAACATGTTAGAACGTAAAACATTCGAAGAAGAATTTATAAATTATGCTGACGGCTGGCGCAGAGGAAAGAAAAACGTGCTGTTTTTAGAAAGTATTAGACAACAAGATGTTACATTTAGAGATACGCTAAGTGATGCAGGCAAAGAATGGTGGGATAACATTGAGTAAAACATTCTGCCCTTTACCNTGGACACATTTAGCAACGCATCCGCATGGTAGTATTACACTTTGTTGCGAAAGCGATATGACGAATCGTGCAAGCGAAGCACAAAACTTGCCACGAGAGTTTATTACACTACACAATACAACATATGATTTTGAAAAAATAATGAACTCGGACTTGTTTAAAAAGGTCCGCAAAGATATGTTAGAAGGCAAGATGCCTGCAGCGTGTACTAAGTGCTACAAACTTGAACAACTTGGTAATGAAAGTAAACGTACCCGTGATACAAAATTATTAGACTTTGATTTAAATGATGCACAGCGTATTACACAAGATGATGGCACATTAACTGAAGTTAATTTTGAATTTATTGAATTACGGTTAGGTAATATTTGTAATTTAGCATGTCGCTCATGCAATCCGCAAAGTAGTAGTAAATGGATACGTGATTGGGAAAAATTAAACGAACGCAAGTTTGATACTCCTCAGAGTATGTTTGATTGGCCTTTGGACGAACGCTTTTGGGCAAATTTAGCAGAACACTGCAATAATACACGTAAAGTTTATATCAATGGCGGAGAACCATTACTTGTAGACAAGCATATGAAGTTTTTAGAATTTTTAATTACTAAAGACTTGGCAAAAAATATTACATTGGTATATAGTACGAACTCAACAATTATAAATGACAAGTATATAGACTTGTGGAACAAATTTAAACAAGTTGAGTTTATGGTATCTATCGACGACTTAGAAGATAGAAACAGTTATTTACGGCATCCTGCAAAATGGGACAAGACTATCGAAGCATTTGATTGGCTACATAGTTTAGGACACAAAACTTATATATTACAGACAGTAAGTATAATGAATATCTATTATATAAAAGAAGCATGGAATTTTTGGAATAGTAAAGGCGTAAATGTATCGCATAATATGGTACATCATCCTAATTTTTATAGTGCTGCTAATGCGCCCGAACATGCAAAGAAAGCAATTTTACAAAAAATTGACGGCCTGCCATTTTATGACCAAATAAATAATTTCCTAAGTCAGCCATCTAACCTTGATGCGTTTAATCAATTTTTTGATGAAAACAAAAGACTAGATGTTATTCGTAAACAGAACTATGCAGACATATTTAAGGAATGGCATGATATACTTTTACTATGATGAAATTATAGAAGGACAGCCTGCTCCTAACGGGTCACGTAATATTGGTCTGACAAAAGATGCTCGACGTGTTCCGTATTATAAAGGATATAATGCTGGATCCTGTATAGCAAAGTTTACTACCTTTTATTTTACAATGAAATCTCATAAAGTAAATGTTGAACTATTTACAAATAAACAGACTAGAAAAAATTTATATTATCCTATAGAATTAAATCATACATACTATGGTTGGAACAGATCGTGGATTAATTTAATTTCAGCAAAAGCCAAAAAACTTATTCGTAAAAAGAAAATGCGTCTTCTTATTTTAGCACCTCGAGTAACTGGTAATGCTTTTATACTTTCACAAATGAAAATAAGAATTGATGAGCTTGTTGAAAGTGGAATACCTAAAGATAGAATACACGTTGTATTAGGCGAACTCAAAGACGTGTATAAACCGTTATTAGATTTAAAAAATGTATATGGGTTTGATTGGTGGCAAGTGTATATGCAAACAGTTTGTAAAGTTCGTAGCGGTGAATCATCTTTGCATTGGATTTCTCACAATGATAATTTTCTAAGAAAATCAAATGATGTTCCGTTAGACTATGGAAGTAAATCTCCAAAGAAACTTTTTAATGTTGTACCTAGTCATTATGCTAAACATGATATAACACTTTTATTAGAATTAGCTAATAGTAAGTTATTAGAAAAAGGATCTTTTACGTTTGATCATAATAATTACAAATTAGATAATACTGATCCAAAGTCTTTATTTAATGCTAGAAAGTCGTCTGTTGAAACAGAACACAAAAAAGGTTTAATAAAAAACTTAGAACAGTTTTCAAACGGTATAATAGATCAAAATGATAAGCTATCGTATGATGAAGATGAATATAATAATTCAGTATTATCTATTATTTGCGAAGAAAATGATTTACAACCTTTTGGCTATTACAGTCAAGAGCTTGCGGCATTACGTGCAGGTCCACGTATTTGGCAACACATAGCATTAGGTCATCCTTTTATGGTACTTGGTACAGTTGGCACAGTTGAGTATCTTAATAATGAAGGATATTTTTCATATAATGATTTAATAAGGCAAACATATGATTTAACATATGATCCAGCAATACGTTCTGAACAAATTGTTGATAATATCAAATTTTTAGATTCGTTAAGTACAGACGAATTAAATGAAAGAATAAGCGAAGTAATGCCGTTTGTTAAAAAGAATAGAGAAAAGTTCTTTAATAAGCGAATGGAAGGCAAATTTATACAACTTTTTGTTGACATGAGGTACGAATGATAGTACAATATAGTTATGTATGATATCGTTTTTCTTAGTGATAACACTCTTTTGGCTAAACAGTCATGGAGTTCTCTTAAGGAAAAATACCCTAGGGCAAAATTTGCCGACACATTAGAAGAAGCACAACGTAAAGTACTTACTAAAATGTTTTGGATAGTTTGGCCTGATATTAATATATCTGAAGACTTTAAATTTAATTATACAGCAGACGAGTGGAGTCAAGATGTTGTTCATACATTTTTAAACGGAGAACATTATGATGGCATTTTACTAGTTCCAAAAAAATTAAGTATTAGTTCTCGTGAACTTACGTATCGATTCTTTATAAACAAAAAAGAAGTAGATGTTATAGCAAGTACTCCTAAAGCGTTTGATACTTTTTATGTCGATAATTGGGACGATTACGAACACGCTATGGAAAACAGTTCTACAGAAATGTTTTGGGCAGTGTCTCATAATTTAAAATACAGTAAAACATATACTGAAAACTTTTACTTTAGTCATCATAACAGTTATGACAGAAAAGAAAATCATGCTTTTATTCATCGAGTAAACGATAAAGACTTATATAACGGTGTATTTCTTTGTTCAAAGCATAAGGCTCTTAATAAAAAACAAATTGACTATCGTTTCTTAGTAAATGCAAAACAGTGGGAAGACGTAGTAAGTGGCCCTAGGCAATATGATATTTCCTATGTTACTACATATGATGATTACCTTAAAACTTTTAATACTTGTGATACAGAAATGTTTTGGATAGTTCCTCCGCATGTGTATACTAACGACGACTTTGAATTTGATTTATACTTTAGTCATGACGCAGAGTTTGACAGAAAGATAAATCATGTATTTAAAAATAACAAATATTATGACGGTATTATTTTATGTAGTAAACACAGTAAAATTAGTCAACGTGAATTTGAATATAAATTTATAACAAATAAAAAAGAACACGACATACAAGCAAGTATTCCAAAACAATACGATATATTTGTAGCAAAAGATTATAATGACTTTTGTGAAGCAAAACAATCATCGACTACAGATTTCTTTTACGTTGTACCAGATGACGTTAATGTTACATTTGAGTTTGATTATCAAATTTCGTCACATCAAAAAGATATTATTCATGTA